GTCAGGCTCAAACTCATCATACTGAGCGGGCATCCAAGTAACATTGGTACCCGTGGCAGCCTTCCCCTGATAACGCCGATTCTGTGGAAGGTCAGAAAGATCAGAAACAGAATTGGGACCAAACGGTTGAAAATCGTAGGGAACCCGCCCAGAATTGATCGTCCCCCCATTAGCAATGTCGGGGGAGGTATTCTGGACAAGAATCCGCATGGAAATCACCCGCCCAACAGTCACGTTGTTGTCAAGGACGAATGTATCGAAGGCAGGAGCATAGGAAGCGATCCCAGCACTTTGGACTTGCGCGCTAGTCACACCCATAGAAAATTTCGCAGAAAACACGTCGGTATTGCCAAAGACAGAAAAAGCAATGGCAGTAGCACCAGCGACAAGATTCCCCACAAGGCTAACCGTCCTCGAAGTAATCAAAGGAAGAGTAGCGACGAGGATCCAATTACCTGCAGCCTTAGTCCAGATATTCAAATTGGCCGGAGAAAGACTGCGCTTAACCACGTCGATGGCAATCGTAGGAATACCAGCCGACGTAATGTTAAGACCCTGATGAGGAGTCGCAGCAAGGTCCAAAATTTGGACTAACTCACTAACGACACTAACCAACGTGTTATCAGAAACACGAGCAAAACCTTCATCGATGTCACCCCCCTCAGAAAGACTTCCCATTTGCCCAACCATGTCAATCGGCCCGGGGCCGGCTGCAGGTACAAAAAGAGTAACAGCACTGGATATGTACCCTGGAGCAAACAAATCAGGGCGCATCACAGCACGGAAACCCGTGGGTTGATCTTGGGAGTTAACATCAATTTCCTTGTGAATGTGGCGCACACACAATTGCGATGGAAAGGAAGCGGGGGAGATAACCGGACTCCCCCCCCAAAAGTCGCCAGGCAGCAAAAACTGCTCAGCCACCCTTTCGAGGTATTTAGCAAACTCACGATTTGCGCGAGATTGCTGAACGCGCTTCTTCTTTTTTGAACGGGGGTTCTTCATTATCGGTGGAGGAACGTCAGACACCACCGGCCCCGCTGCTTTTGCGCCCTGACGGGCGAAAGACCCTTTCTTTTGAGAAAGCATAGAATGTAAAATAAAAGGTGATCTCTGCTATGCAAAAATCGTTGCCCCTGTGGGAAAAACCCCCACGCGGGTTGCAGTTTAAGGACATGCAACCGGTCCGAGTCGCTGGGTTATACCTTAGCGGAGGCACTCACGTGATCGAATTTACAAGTCTTTCGATCACATGCTCCCCGTAAGAAATCACGGCATATTGTTTTTGAGTGACTAAACTTACACTTGTCACCCCGCTTGCAGCCCTCCTTTGAAAAGAAGAAACGACAGGCTGGTTTAACAACCTCATCAATAGGTTCCTTCCCCTCAATCTTGGACAATTGAACAGGTGCGGGCTTAAGAGACCCCCCAATAAGTTCCCCACCAACAGTCGTGGGTTTGTCCGAAGCGGGCTGCACTTCATGTAGACAAGGAAAATCCAACGAATCCCTTTTACGAACCTCTTCATACCACGTAATAATATCAATACATGGAATTTCCAGGAGACCAGCCAAGTAAACCACTGCCGGTTCAGGATCTCCAAGAATACAAAGATTTCGAGGATTAGATTGATACGTTGGGAACACAGAACAACCTCTAAACTTATAAATAATCTGTTCAGTAGTGTAATGTGTATTCTCCATCAAAACAGCAGATAACCAAGGCCGCCGCTCGACGACCTCAGTTTTACCAGCATGTGTGATTTTCAACATATGTTCAGCAATGTGGCCAACAAAATTTCCATTGTCGGTAACATAGTAGCTGACAGCTTTTCGCCACGCGAGAAGATTAATGTCCATTCTACGATCTGAGTTATCAGAAAAGTGTATCTTAGATAAACACCTTAAAGGATCAAAGAAACTCATATTAGATGACCAAGCATCAAACCAAACTCGGCCAAGGAACGTAACATAATCCCCAGGGACCTTAATAGCACACTTAAGTACAAAACCAAGATCCTTGGCAGTCTGCTCATAAATATAAGCCGACTGAACGCGTGTAAGACTATCATCACCACCACATATGCCAATTTTATCCCAAGAATCATCAATAGAAAGGCCACTATTACGATGAGTGGAATAAATGTTGAAACCATCAGTAGCAGTGTTATCCCCACTGGTAGTTGCACTGCCGCTCTTCATAGAATCAGCGGTATTGTATATAATGCCGTACTCTGTAGTAAACAGGCAATAACTGAGCTCATACCTCAAAGCCCGAATTTCATCATGGTACGCTGGATGAAAAACAGATAACATAAGATTAGTGTTAAGATCAACAACAATGGCAGATTGAGTCCCATCAAACCTACCAAAGTCGCCTTCCCCAAGGACACCGTAAGGATCACTAGCAACAAGAACCACACGGTTAGCAACTTCCTCAGGAGTCAAACCGAACGCATACCAAGATATATAATCCTTCATGTATTGAGCCAACACTTGGGTAAATCTTGATAAACGTACAACATTGCTCGGATTGACAGCACTAATATTACGAGGATCTTTCAGTTCAGAATAAGCTTCAACCTTCTGAAAGGCTTCGTTCTGTCCTCCTCTCTTTTGGAGTAACAAGGCATATTTGTTCTTCTGGGCCGGATTTGCAGCATCAATGACATCATCTACATCAAGGGGGTGAAGTTTACCAGGGGCAAAAGCAGAAAACTTCACGCAAAACTCTTTAAGATAACGATAATATTTGGGAGCGACGGAAAAATCAGGAGGTTTTCGAAGATTCCG